CGCGTTTGCGGGTCGATACACGGGTAAAGTTAGTTTCTGGCACACCGCTGCGGCGCTCACGTCCACGGGTGGTAGCAGTCCGAACGGTGAGGATCAAAAGCACCTGCTGATGTAGGCGCTCGACCCAATTTCGATATGTGCGATCAGCATTCTCCGCAAGACCCAGCAATCGAAGTTGCTCACGCACCGGGATCACTGGCTGATGCAGGTAACGATTGCGCGCCAGAAGAGCCAGCCGCGCACCTTTCTCAGATTGCCGCTCAAGCTGTGCAACAGCAGCGGCAACCTCGCAGCTCACAAAGTCCATCCCACCACCTGCCGACATAAGTAGATCCCTTGAGCCAGGGGTGCCACGCGGCGCACAACCACCGTACTGCATGATCGTCGCCATCGGACTGCCCAAACCAGCGCCATCCCCAACTTGGCAGTGCTGCGCCCCCCAATGCAACATCAACGCTTCAATTTCCTCGATCATCGCCCTACCCCCCGAAAAACCGAACCCGACACAAAAAATCCACTACCCAACACAAACCCAACACAAATAAATCTCTTATAAATCAATACCTTCAACAACGTTGTGTTTAGTGTGTTGGGTTTGTTGGGTTTATCTGTCCTCGCATAAGAAAAAAAACTTACCGTTGTTCGCCTTCGAAATAACGTCACGCATGCGCGCACGCGACGCCAAACCCAACACACCCGACACAACGCCCGCAAACCCGCGAATTTCAAGCCTAAAACCTGTGTGGGGTATAGAAAACCAACCCAACACACACCCGACACACCCAACACACTTTTTGGCGCACTCATGCTGCAGCCGCCTTCACGTGTTCCCAATTGTCCACGTTCCATCCGGCGAGCTTCGCTTGGGCACGCCAGTCGCTGACTGTTTTGCCCAGGTCTGCCGCCTTCAGTGATGGGGGCTGGGAAGCACCAGGATCATTAGGAAAGAAGAACGCTCCAAAGCGCCGGTTACTGCCTTCAGTCCAAGGAATGGACCGGGTTTTATCCACCTCCGAGCCGATGAACAGCGAAAACTTCGTCTGGCTCATCACATGCTCTTTATTGCGGTGGCACCACTCCAGAAACAGCGAATAGAGGTCAGTCGAGAGGCATACACCCCACAAATCGCGCCCCAGCTCGCTGTACTTCCACAGATTGAGAAACGTCTGCCAACCGGCCCGACTCAACGCCACCAAACGTTCACGCGCGTCTGTACTCGGTGGTCGGGTGCGCTCATCAAAGTCGCCGAGGTCAACCGATAGCAGCCAGCCATACAGAGCCGCCACCCCGCCGTTTTTCAGCTCCTGGCCGATGGCCTTCTGCCGAACTTCGGGCAGTGTTTGTTCGGGCCACATCACCAACATCCGCCGATCGCTCTCACTAATCGGCCACGGCATAATTTCGTTGCTCAGGAACACCGCGTTCATGTGGTTGGCCTCTTCCCAGCCATTGATGAACTTGGACTCCATGCGAACCGTCTTACCCGTGATCAAGTGCTTGATCTTGCCCACCTGGTTGTAACGCTGATCGCGGCTGACAACCTCTTCGAACACCGACCACAACTTGCGGCTTTGCCAGGCATTGAAGTTGCTTTCCAACTGCGTCTGCCCCACGGTGGCGGCGTACTGGCCGTAAAGCATGCCCAATGCATCAGCGAACAACAGGCTTTTGCCTGAGCCCTCCATGATGGAGTGCATCAGAACCGCCGTGTCCATCTTCGCGCCCAGGTGCTGGAGCGGGTAAGCCATCCACCGGGTCAACCACCCCGCCGCGTTTTCATCGTGGTTACACAAGAACGAAATCAACCAGCGCAGGTTCGCGCAGGCGTCATCGTCCCTGACCGGCTCAAGCGGCAGGCCATCGAACGTGTTTATGTAAACGCTCGGGTCCTTGGTCATCGTCGGGTCAAAGACAATATGGTCAACATCAACTACCCGCCGTTCGCTGCTGTTCAGCCAAAGCGGGTACGTGTCGCCCAAGGCCATTTTCACGGCACCCTCGGCAACACGGCGTTTCTTCTCGCGATCCCAAACGTCCTTGGTGCCATCGATGTACACGTAACGCTCGGTCGGAGGCATCCCAAAGGCGCCACCCTTCTTGCCCGACATTCGCCGCGCCTGCTCGATGTCACGAACGTGGTCATCCGAAATCAACTTGCGCCGCTCGGTATCCTCCAACCATTGCTTGGCCAGGGGCTTACCGACTCGCGCTTCGAAAGCTGACTTCTTCATTACCCGCGACTGATCGAAGTCCCAGACGTGGGTCGTGCCTTCCACCAATGCAAACCGACGTAATACATGGTCAAGAGTCAGCACCTCCCCCGCGCCCCCATTAGGAGCCGGAGCGGCATCGCTGGCATCAGCCGACGCACAGCTCGGCTCGCTCATATCATCGGATGGGGTCGGGGGAAGATCCTGCGGATCGGGCCGGGAAGGACGCTGCATACCCAACATCCGCGCAGCATCCTTCACCGCCTTCGACTGGTCACCACCGTGTTCAAGTAAACAGAAGACCTCGAAGGCGTCATTCTGATGTCCGTTCGCGAGCGGATCTGCGCCGTGGTGCGAGTAGACTTTACCCTCGCTGATCGTCACCCCCGGCAAGCCGGTGCTGCTCTGCGGATAAAGCCACTTGCTGCCGCGTTTGATGTACCCATGCGCGCGCAGCAGCTCTTCGACATCGTGGCAACGATTGAACTCATCAATCACTGACGGCTGCTTACCGACCACAGTCAACGGCCGCTTGGTGGCCTTTGCCGGCGGCGCTGTTGCTTTAATCGCCCATGGGCACGCAGCCTCAGCATCACGCTTGAAAAAGTCCCAGCTTTGCCAAATGGTTAGCAGGTCCGAGGTCAGCGTCGGCAAACCGTCCGTAGCGTTCGGCGGGGTTTTCCAGATGTAAGGCTTCCCGGTACCCGGATGAATGGATGGCGGGAAGACGTCTTGCACCAAGCCAGCACGCAACTCGAACACAGTGAAGCGCTTGAATGGTTCAGCTTCTGCACGTGCAGCAGCCTCCCCAGCACCATCACCCGCCTCTTTCGCAGCCTTGGCCTTTTCCATCAGTCCTTTGAAAATCGAGCCATCAGGGTCATTTTCATTCGGCCAAGAAAGCGAATGCCGGGTCAGCTCAACGCCTTCCGGCAACTTGAACACAACACGGAACCGCAGCGGGTTGCCAACGATCGTCGGATACACCAACGCCATGGCATCCAGATCGACTCCCAACAACTCATACAGCACATGCCGGGTCCATCGAACATCATCGACGTCCAACGAGCAGACACGACTTGGCCCGAGCACTACGCCAAGGTTGTGGTTGGGGTTTCGCTGCCAGAATGCTTCAGCCGTAGACGCATCGGTGATGTAGCCGCCCGGCTTGTTCCACCCCAAGCCCTTTGGGGCTTTTTCACCTGGCTCAATGGATACCAGGGCGAGGTCGAAGGTATTGATGTAACGCTTTGCCCATTCGGCGATGGCTAGTCCTTTGGCCGGTTCAGTCATCGCCGAGCCTCCCGCATACCCTGACAGTGGACGCAGGTCTCGCAACCTTCAATCGTCTGCTGTCGAAGCAACGGGATAGGATCGTCGCAATCCTCGCAGATTTGCGCACTGACACGACTGGTAGGCACACGACGATTTCGGTGAATGGCAACGTCAAGTAGGTACTGAGCCTGATCATTGGCGCGATCGATGTCATCCATTGACACGGTCCTCCATCGCCTGACGGGCACCCGCCATGATGCCGAGGATTTCGCGGATCACATCCATGCCCTGCTTTTCAAGGTCCAAAACTTCGTGAAGCTCCCAGACGTTATCGGCAGCGCCGTCGTGCATCGCGGCTACAAACTCACCGGTTTCACCAAGCAACTTGCCAACGGCTTTCAAAGCATCGCGTGTTGCCGGTACCGGAACTGGGCGATACCAAACCGCACCGGCCGGACGCATCAACGCATCGAGCAAGCGAGGATCGGTAGTTAGCCTGATGACGTCTTCAAGCTCATCAGGGTTCAGCCAGCGCCGCTCTTCATCGAGCTTGAGTTTCTTTTGGAGGGTGTCGTTGTCCAACACCATGTCAAAGGCAAGGGCGGTGATACCGCCCTTATAGTCACGACCAGCACGATAGATCGCCTGGCGTAGTGGAAGGACCGGACCAGCGTCCGGCAAAAGGTCTGTTCGACTCATAACCGTAAATCCCCTATTTACGGTGTAGCCATAGTCCAGGGTAAACCCTATCCTACGACCACGACCGATGTGCATGTGCTGTGTGTCGTCGTAGCTGGGCTGGGGGATCTTTGGTGAGAGGCCCCAGCCCGG